AAAGTTTTTGATGCATCAGATCCTGATTCTACACAGCATTACGTTACAAATTCTAATACAGGAATACAATATAGATTTAATGGAACAGAATGGGTTAAATCATATGAAGGACTTTATACTGCTGGTAATTGGAGTATTGTAATTGACGGTGGTTATGTTGGAAACGTTGATTCTGGTCAAGACGAAACTACTCCTTGATAAAATAACAATAAATTGTTATAATAAGTTATGAAAGAAAATATAATTTGTTCAGGTGCATTATTCTATGCTACAAGTACAAAACGTTTTTTGTTTTTGCAAAGAACTGACGAAAAAACACAAGGTAGTTGGGGATTAGTTGGTGGACAAGCACGTACTACTGAATCAGCATTTGAAGGATTAAAAAGAGAAATTGAAGAAGAAATTGGTAGTACGCCAGTATTTAAAAAAGTAATTCCTTTAGAATTATTCACTTCAAATGATCAAAAATTTTTCTTTCATACGTATCTTATTGCAGTTGAAAATGAATTTATTCCTAAATTAAATGAAGAACATTCTGGATATTGTTGGACTGCTTTTGAATGTTGGCCTAAAAATTTACACGCAGGTCTAAAAAATACTTTGAATAACAAAGCAATTAAAGGTAAACTTCAAACTATTTTAGATTTAATTGTCTAAAAAAAAAGGCGACCCGAAAGCCGCCTTTTAATTCTATTAAAAAGTATTAATATTTATTAGTTGTTAGTTCTCACTACACAATTTACCAGGCCAATTTCTGAATCAGTTTTGCTTTCTAATGCTCTACCAATTACATGGAAAGGATTGATTGATTCGCCAGTTGCAACTGCTCTTGCAGTTCCTTTAACTGAACTAGAAACAAGTCTTTGTCCTTTTTCTACTGTACCTTGAACTCTTACTGGTACTCTACCTGTCATTGCAATAAATGGATGTGAATCATCGTTACCTGCACCGTTGTTCATTCTAAGTGCTGGCATTGTAGAAACTACACCAAATACAGTGTCCTGTAATTCTGATGTTGTTTCTGTGATCTCTGCTTCACCGCCTAGTGTTACAACTGCACCTTCTGCCATAGGAGCGTCTGCTTCGAAACGCTCGCCAACGTCAGAATAGTTAGCCGCTGTCGCTGTTGCGTGAATAACGTTACATCTAATATCAACAAGATTTGCTTCTGATATTGTTATTTCACTGGCATTGTCAGCACCTGAAGATGCTCTTAATGCCGAGAAGGCTCCACCTGCGTTACCGTAAGTAGTTGTTCCGTCATCTGCAAATGATTCATCCCAAACCCAGAAAAGATCTTCTTCTGTTGCTGATGATGTTTCACCTCTGTTTACTTTCAGACCACTTAATACTGGCATACCAGATGCCGCAGAAATGTTTCTGTTTACTGCTATAATGTTATCTTCAACTTCTAGTGTTGAAGTGTTAACGATTGTGTTAGTTCCATTTACTTCTAAGTCTCCTGTGATTATCACATTCCCTGAAAACGTTGCCGCTGTGTCAGTGATTGTTAATTCAGTATTACCGTCACAAGTTACAGTCAAAGTTCCGTTTGAACCTGAGTCTGATACAGTTGCGTTGGTGTTGTTTACTGTAATCGCAGTAGTTGAAATGGCACTAATTTGGTCGTCAACATACTTTTTGTTAGCGAACTGACCGTCAGCATTTGGTGCCGCTGTCGCTCCGCCTGTAATGGTGTTAGCATTCGCTGATATTGTAATATCACCTACTTCTAATCCATTATTAACTCTAAAGTTACGTGTTGTCATGGTTCCATATCTCCCGCATGATTGTTAATTTACGTATTAGTTACGTGCTTGTATTTATTTCGCTAAACAGTTTATTCTGTATGCACTAACAGTTGTTGATCCACCTGATGTGGATGCACATAATAACTGTCCTGTGTTTTCAACATCGTCTTTGTAGTCCGATGTAAATGCTAGTTGGTTAGTACCTTTAGTACTCACAAATGGACCACTTGCTACTGTTATTTCACCTGATCCCATTGCCATAAAAACTTCATTAACTGCATAAGCGCCTTCAGAAGCATTTTTACTAACAAGATAATATACAGCACCGTTGTTTGATGCTTCAACTAATGTGTCAACTTCTGTTGCAGTAGATGAAATTGTTACAGGTGCTATTGCTTCTGTATTTGCATAAGTTCCGTCGTCTGAAGTCATTGTGTCTTTTAACATAATTGCATGAACAGTTACTCTTAAGTTTGCTTCGCCACCTGCCGCTGAAACAACAACGTTACTGCCATCAATTGCCGCTGTTAGTGTTAACAAAGGATTATCTCCAGTTTGTATTCCACCAAATTGTGATATAAATGCATCACTTCCGTCATGAACAACAAGTGCTTCAACGTTTCCTACTTCTGTTTTAGCATTGTTATTGATTGAAATGAAAAGTTTTGCACCTCTGTAAGTGCCATGAGCAAAACTTACAAGTGATTCTGATGCTGAATCAACATCTGTGTTTTGAGATATGATTACATTTCCTGATGTTCCAGTTGATGTGTTGTCTCCCAATCCAAATTTGTAAAAAGATAATGTACCGCCAACAGCATTTGAACTTGCCGCTTTTAATCTAACCATATCGTTATCTAGTGCCGCTGTAAATGCCGTCATTGTTGTTGATGCTTTTGATTGAGCACCTGCTGAACTAATGTATGCTGTGGTATCATCATGACATACTGAAACTTTTTGTATGTTTACACAGTCCTCATTGTGATCATTTGATACAACATAATATAAAACACTGTCTTGGAATGTTGAATGCCATGAATCAATTGTTCTTGCTGTTGATGTAATTCTTTTATCCGCAATAGCAACACCGGCACCGTCGTCACTAGCAGATGCATCTCCTACAGTACTAAATGATAATGCTCCCGATCCATCTGTTACAAGTGCTGTACCATTAGTACCATCTGATGTTGGAAATGTATAAGCATCATTAAATTTAACTTGACCTGTTCCATGTGGAACAAGATTAATATCTGCGTTGGATCCTCCAGTTGTAATCTGATTGTCGCTGACAGTAATTGCATTTGATCCAGACATTATAAAACTTGTTGCTGTAATTGTACCAGCACCTGTAACGTTTGCACCACTAAATGTTAATGCTGTTGTACTAGATGAACTTGATTTAATAACAACTTCACCACCACTATTTGTTATGCCACCAAAAGTAGTTCCGTCATCTTTGAAAGTAATATCAGCACCACCGGCGTCTAAAATTATATCTGCCGCGGCATCTATTGTTACATTGTTAGAAGTTGAAATTGTTAAATCTGTTCCGTCACCTTCAATCTTTTCACCATCATTACCAAATGTTAATCCTATGTCTGCTGGTAAGTTTACATCTGCACCTGCAGTCAAATTAATATCTCCAGTACCTGTTGGGTCTAAAGTAATATCAGCATTTGAACCATTAGATACAATGTCATTTGTTGTAACTGAAGTTGCTGTTAGTGTTCCTGTTACTGTTGGTGTTGAAATTGTTGGACTTGTTATAGTTTTATTTGTTAAAGTTTGTGAACCTGTTAATGTTGCAACTGTTGAATCAATTGCAAACGTTACTGCGTTGCCTGATCCTGATGTGTCAATACCTGTTCCACCAGTAAACGTCATTGTTTCTGAATCTAGATCAATTGAAAGAGCACCACCTGAATCACCTTGAAAGTCTAAGTCTGATGCTGTAACCTGTGCATCAACATATGCTTTGATTGATTGCTGTGTTGCTAGTAGTGTGTCACTGTTAGAAGTTAAATCATCTTCGTCTGCTATACCTGTTACTGTTGCACCACTTGCCAATGCTAATGATGTTGATGATGCTAATGCACCTGATACTGTTGCTGTACCATCAACTATTAATGCTTCATTAATATTAATTGTAGATGAATCAGATGAATCAAGTGTAGTTCCGTTTACTCTTAACGCACTGATTAGTACGTCACCTGTACCACTTGGTTGTAAACTTAAATCTGCGTTTGAACCATTTGAAGTAATTGCGTTTGTTGTTAAAGCACCTGTTGTAACTCCACCAGTAAATGTTGCCGCTCCGGTTACTGCTAACGTTGTTGAAATAGTTGCCGCACCAGAAATTCCAAGAGTACTTCCGTCAAATGTTAGGTTTGCTTCACCTTGAAGTGCATGAGCACCTGTCACAGTTGCTATTGTATTATCTGTTGAACCTGTTAGTGCCGCTTTTGTATCTGCATATGCTTTGATTGATTGTTGAGTTGCTAGTGCTGTGGCACTGTCAGTACCCATAGCATCTTCATCAAGTATTGCTGTAACAGTTGCACCGCTTGCCAGTGCTAAACTTGTTGATGATGCTAATGCACCTGAAACTGTTAATGTTCCGTCAACAATAGTATTTTCATTTATGTTAATTGTAGATGAATCTGATGAGTCTAGTGTTGTACCATTTACTCTTAATGCACTTAAAACTATATCACCTGTACCACTTGGTTGAATGCTTATATCTGCATTTGATCCATTAGATGTAATTGAGTTTGTAGTAATTGCACCTGGAGAAATTGTTCCAGTAAAAGTACCACTAAAAGTACCGCCATTAATTGTTGGACTTGTTAAAGTTTTATTTGTTAAAGTCTGTGATGCTGTTGCACTAACAATTTGATAACCACCTGCTGTTGATCCGTCATGTATTCTTAGAGTATTAGTAGTTGTATCAAAAGAAATTTCACCTGCCGCTCCTGTAAAGGAGTTGTTTTGTGTAGTGTTTCCTCTTCTAAGTTGTAGTGTTGTTGGCATTATTTGTTCCTATTTCCTATATTTATTGCGTTATTCATATTATGATGCTACACTTCCTAGATCTACTGATGTTGTTGAGCCTCTTGGCTCCATTTGATCATACAAATCTGCTGTTGGAACACTAAAAGCGTCAGTGATCGATGTTGTTAGATCTCCCAAATCAGCATCTCCTGATGCCGCTGGGTGTGTTGGTGTTGTTGATTCTGGAAAACTAGTATCATCTGTAGTTGCTAATGTTCCTGATTTATTTGGTAAACTGATTGTTCTATCTGCTGTTGGATCTACAACTGTAAGGGTTGTTTCGTTAGCACTATCAGTTGCACCTTCAAAAATTATTGTAGCATCTTCTCCTAGTACTACATTGCCAGTAGTTGTAACTACTCCTGCTTGTATATTTGCATATGAATCAAGAGTTACGTTACCTGATGTTGTTCCATCTTCTCCAGATGTTACTGCAAAAACGAATTGATCTGCTGATTCATCCCATAAAAACGAAACGTTACTTAATGATCCTCTATTAAAAAATAATCCTTGGTCCATTGAGTTAGCAACACCACCTGAATTATTTTTTGCTAATTCTAGTAATGGATCTTCAACAACTAACGTTGTTGTTTCTAGTGTTGTTTGTGTACCAGTAACAGTTAAATTTCCTGTAATAGTTGTGTTGGCGTTAAGAGCAATATCACCAGATCCACTTGGATCTAAAGTTATATCTGCATTTGATGGTGAAATTATAGTTGAACCTGTAAATGTAAAATCACCAACTGATACTGTACCAAATGTTACTGCACCTGATCCGTCAGTTTGTAATACTTGTCCTGCACTTCCATCAGATGATGGTAGAGTATAAGCACCATTAATATTAACTTTTCCTGATCCACTTGGATCTAATACAAAATCAGCATTACTTGGTGTTGTAATAGTTGATCCTACTATTGTTAAATCTCCTAGAGATAAGTTTGCAAATGATAACGTTCCAGAACCATCTGTTTTAAGGAATTGTCCTGTACTTCCATCTGACGATGGATACGTTAATCCTGCTAAACTTACAGCACCTGATACGTTTAAAGTACCATCTACAATTAAACCTTCGTTTATGTTAATTGATGATGAGTCACTTGAACTAAATGTTGTACCACGTACTGTGATTTCATCTAGTACTATGTTACCTGTACCTGATGTTGTGAATGTTAAATCTGCGTTTGTGGGTGCTACTAAATTTGTAATAGAGATATCACCTTCAGCACCAAACTCTAATCCAGATGCCGCCGCATTTACTTTTAATACCTGACCTGCTGAACCAATTGATGAAAGACCTGTACCACCACTTGCTACTGGAACTGTTTCGCCCGACTGGAATTCTGCCAATCCAGTGGCCACATTAGAATTGTTATAGACTACCCGTACCGGTGTTTTATCCGCCATAAATTAGTTCTGTGCCCAACCTTATTGTACTCGTTGGATGCATTCCCCTTTGCTTTATAGTAATATTTATGGTTAAATTAGAATTGAAACAGCGTCACTCTAGACGTATATTGTGTAGATAATGCACTGCCGTCGTTTAAGGTAAATGTTTGTCCTGCTTCTGTAAACACTGGCACTTCTTCAACTGTGCCATTAAATTCTAGTTCTAAATCGCCATCTGTAGCCAAAAGTTGAGCATCAGTGAACGAAGTACTGCCATCACTAGTATACACATTTACTAATTGTATAGGTCTGTTAGCAGTTGCAGAAGTTTTTCCTTGTAACTGTATCCCTTGGGTTGTATCACCTGACTTTACTTTAGATCCAGTTGGTAGTGTAGCACCTGTTGCCGCAATTTCAATAGTACCAGTTCCGTCTGATGAAATAGTTGCTCCACCAATATCTAGTGTTTCTGCAGATAGATATGCTGTTTGCCATCTTCTAGATGATGATCCTAATTGATATATTCCATCAGCACTTGGTATTAAATTTCCTGTAATTTCAATTCCTGCACTTGAATCTGTTGTACTAATAACGTTTCCTGCAATACTTAATCCTTCAATTTGAACTGCCGCACCAGATGAAACTAATGTTAAAGGTGCATTTGAAGGTGCTGAAATAGTTGCTCCAACAAACGAAACATCTCCTGTACTGCCACCACCGCCACTGTTATTATCAACATATGCTTTGATTGATTGTTGAGTTGCTAGTGCTGTGGCACTGTCAGAACTCATGTCATCTTCGTCTAATATTGTTGTTACGCCAGTACCAGAACCAATTTGAAATGTATCATCAACAACAACACTACCCGATCCTGATGTTGTTAATGTTAAATTTGCATTTGAAGGTGCTGTTAATGTTGATCCAGTTGCTGATAAATCTCCTAAACTTGTAGATGATCCACCACCGCCACTAGTGTTAGCAATTTCAGTACCTCCTGCAGTTTCGCCGTCACCAATTCTTAAACTTCCAGTGTCAACGTCTACTGCTAGATATCCTTTTTCAATAATGTGTGTTGCTATGTTGTAGTCTTTGTAGGAACCTACTAGTTTTCTGAATGCCATTTACGCTCCTTAATTTTGGCCAGATAATGTCTTTAGTCTTTGTACAAATTCACTTTCGTTTTTTGGTTCTTTGTTCTTCATACCTGCAGGGACACCTGGATTTCCTCCCGCACCATCTGTTTTTTCTGGCTCTTTTACAAGTGGTTCGTCTTTTCTAACATCTTGGTCAGGTGCAGATTCGTCTGCGTCTTGATTAATATTATTAAATTGTCCTAAGTCTTTTCCTGCTTCTTGTTTTTTAAGTTCTAATTCTTGTTGTTGTGGATAAACTGATGGCACAGTGTTTGGATCATCTGATGCAACTTTACCTGGATTATCTCCATTATCATCTGCAGGTTTTTCATCTGTGTCAGTTGAAACAGATGCTTTTTTTGAACCAATTAATTGATTTAAAATTGCTTCGTCTTCAGCATCTGGTATTGCTTTTATATTGATATCAATTTCTTTATATCTCATAATTTATTATCCAGCACTAATTTTTACAGTACCGCTATCGTTCCAAAGTTGGCCTTCGTTGTTAGGATCGCTTGTTGGCAAGTCAGTTGCCATAACTTTTCCTGATTCATTAACCATTACAGTTCCGGCTTGATCTGGAAAATCAATATCTCTTCTTCCAGTAGCCTTTCTACCAAACAATCTAATTTTTTTATAACCTGCCGCCTGTAACATTAACGGTTTATCTACGTGAACAAGTACCCCATCGTTTTGTACAACTAACATTGATTTATGTTGTCCACCAACTCTTATTGTAAATGTTAAGTTAGAATCGTCACCGTTTTTTGTTGCGTCTTTAATTATTGAATGAATACTTGCATATCGGATTTGATCACCGTCGGAGTTTCTGCCTTTCCATTGTATTTTTCCTATTTGATCACCTTTTGCTGGACTGGCAGAATCTCTATCAAATGTCATATGAGGACCAGCGGCAGAAGTATCTGCTTTAGTGATCATCAATATATTATTTTCACTTGTGGATGTATTTTTTACAACAAGTTTTTCTAACACTTGTTTTTTATGTACATCAACGTCGTCGTCTAGTTGAGGTTTATATGTGCTTTCGCCGTCTTCGACTTTTAATAATGAATATGTCTTAGGCATTATTATTCTCCTTTAATATATACTTTACCTGTAAGTTTTTCAATGTCTCTAATCATTTCTTCCATATCGACTCTTACAACTTTACCTGTTATTACGTTTCTAGAAAAGTATTCCCAATTTCCTTTTTGATTGTGTGGTGAAAGTTTTGTAACGTTTCCTGCTTCATCTCGAACATACACTTCAGCACTTGAAGTATCATCTTTGGCGTAAATGTGAGCATGGTCACCATCTGCCGCGGCATCTCCTGCTTGTACTTTTAAACCTATATGTCCATCAACTCTAAAGTCGCCTGTTCCGTGAGGTGTAACAGTTATGTCCATGTTAGAACTGTCAGAAGTAATATTTCCTAGTTCACCATCAATAGACAAATTGTTTATTACAACTTTTCCAGTTCCACTAGGACTAATTTCAATATCTGCATTTGAAGCCGACGAAATTATATTATCTTGAATAATTAAACGTTCAACAGTCATGCCATCATCATCAAATCTTGCTATACTTCTACTATCATCATCAGCACGAATATCTACTCCTGAAGAACGTATTCTTATATCACCACTTCCTTGATCTCTAATGTAACTATGTGCGCCAGCATCATGCCATATTTGAAGATCACCAAATGATCCTCCTTCGTTTCCAAAATGTAATTGAATGTCATCAGGAATACGAATGCCACCTGTTCCATGAGGTGTAAGAGATATGTCCATGTTAGAACTATCAGTAGTAATATTTCCTAGTTCGCCATCAATAGACAAGTTGTTTATTACAACTTTTCCTGTACCTTGTGGTGTAATGTTTATATCTGCGTTCGAGCCATTACTTGCAATTTCGTTTGTTGTTATTGCACCTGTAGTAATTCCTCCAGATAATGTAACAGCACCAGTAAATGTTCCTGTTGTTGCTGTTAATGCCGCAACTTCTAATGCTCCAGCAGTTACAGTTATGCCACCTGATTTGTCTGCGCCAGTGGCAGTTGTTGTTCCTAATTTGAATGTGTCAGCAGATTCGTCCCATACTATTGCCGCATTATCTCCAGTAGATCCTCTTTCAATTATGATTCCTGAATCGTTTGTACTGGCTGAAATTCCTGTTTGTAATTCTATAATATTATCTTCAATTACTGTGTTTGTTGTGCTAATTGTTGACGAAGTACCACCAACTGTTAAATTACCGTTGACAGTTACGTTTAAACTATCAAGTGTGATAGAATTTGTACCAGATCCTGAGTTATACCCATCACCTGCTTTTATAGTGTAATCACCTGATGTACGTAGAGTTTTAGCCATTTGCTACTATTTATAAAGAAAAGGGGGAGTGTAAAAACTCCCCCCTTTATAAGCACGTGTCGTTTGACTAGATTACGTCTAGTGTACCAGTTCCTGATGCACCTACGCCTTCGTCAGTTGCTTCAGTTCCTAACGTGAACGTTACTTGTCCAGTTGTTGAACCATTGCCGTGACGTACAGTTCTGTTGTGAAATCTCTCAACATATGAATCAGTTGAGTCACTCAATACACATCTAACGCACATTTCACCTGCTGATAATGAGCCTGGTGCTACTGCCATAAGTGTGTATACTGCTGTAGACGAGTCATTCATTTGTTGGATCTTAAATCTTTTAGATCCTCTTTGCGAAACGATAAATGAATTATCATTTTGCTGTAATGAACCACCTGAAGGGTAATAAGCCGTTACCGCAAGTCTACCTGCTGTACCGTCTCCACCGCTGTCTGTTACTGCTGACATAAGAGTCTTTTTGATAGGTCTTCCCATTTTTTTTCTCCTTACATGGAGCCAAATGCAAGTTCTACTTGCTACGCGGTTTAATCCGCATAAGTCCAACTACTTTGTGTTGTTGGCTCAATTGACTGCTTGTATTTATCGAATTTTGGTAAAGATAAAACACTCATAAAAAAAGAGTGGTGCTTACAATCCGAAGTTATGTTTCACACCACTCTTTGAGGTTAACGTATTACTAGATTTTTATATTATTTTCGATTATAGATATGATATAAAATCCAAACTGCTACCAAGCCAATCAGACCTTGATCTGAAAAACCTTGCAGTACGCCCTGGACGTTTCCAATTACAGAAACGTTTGGCCAGAACGGAATACCTTGACCGTTGAAAAGGATTTCTAAAACAATTCCTAACGCAATTAAAGATACTCCTACGTCAGCAATTCCTTTTGCCCAATCCTTTACACTTTTAAGATAATCCATGTTGGACCTCCCTTGCTAAATGTAAGTTTCTAATGAAACTCGAATTATTTAGAAGTCGGATTTTCGTAATAATAATGTCACATTTGGTCTGTGAGTCAAGTGAAGGTGAAAATATTTTTTTATCTACGTACAGAATTCTTCGTAAAGAAGATAATCATAGCGGTTATAACCTCGGTGCCAATAAAGGAAGTCTTTTGACAAATTAGAAAATTTTACAATACGATTATAACTTTCTCCTGCTCTGTTTGAATGTAATCTTGGTTCAGGAGTTACATTTAACTCTTTTGCAATTTCGTCCCACGATTCTTCAAACTTATCTGAATCAAAAACTTTTATAAAATTTTCTTTTAGTGCAGTTCTGGCTCTTTGATATTTTGTTTCTATAGGTAATGCATGAGTTTGTCCAAGATATTTTCCATAAATCCATAATGTTATAAAATTGCCAGACATTAATGAAAGATGAGTTGCAAAATCTTTATCTAACTCGTGTCCGTAATTACTATCATAGTTGAAATGTGATATATCTCTGTGTAAAGGATGTCTTATCCAAGTGTAATGTTTGCCAGGCTGTTCACTGTTTGTATAATGTCCACAAACTATTGATGCATCACCAGTAGATTGTTTTTCATATGTTCTAAGAAATGCTTGTTTGATTGGTTCTTTGGGATTGAATGCAGGATCTTCACTTACTCTGTAGTATCTTCTATCTCCATACAAAGGATACACAACTAAAGTTGAACCTTTTGGTAATTGTCCTATGTATTCTCTATGAGCCAGTCGTAATTGTAGACTACTTCCTGCTGTTTTAGGTATATGATGAAAACAATATTGCACACTGATATTTAAATCAGTAATGTGTGACTTATATTTTTTTGATTTTATCTAAAATGTCGTTACCAAAGAAGTCTTTGTATTTGTCATACAATGGTGACCATAAAGTTTTTAACTTGCTAATTTCTTCTTCTGGCCATGTAATAACTTCTTCAATACCTAATTTTTCTTGTTTAGATTCACTAGTCTTGATTTCTTCTGCGTCAGCAACTGATTGTGCTCTTTCTTTTCTTGCCGCTAAAAACCCAGCCTGTGTAAAATGTGTTTGATCTTCTGCACTCAACGAACTCCAGAAACTGTCATTCAATAAAATTGAAGTTACATACATCGAATGTTTAGTATCTGCAACATATTTTTGTGATCTGTGTGCATCAGCATGATATCTAGGGTAAGTTGTTTGTGTAACATTAACTTTGTCCCAGTCTGTTTTTGAATCAGTTAAACGATCTACTTTTTTTGCACCTACCATGTCAATCATGTCAGCGTGTACAGGATTTCTCCATCTAGAATATGTTTTGCCAGCAAAATCTTCTATTGATCTTATAGGAGTGTTTGATGCTGTGCATCTGTATCCGCCTGAATATGTAAATGATAATCCACGTACCTGTGTCTTTTCATATAGATGTGCAAAAAGTGATTTGCCAATTTCTCCTTCAAAAACTCTTGATGCATGATCGTGATCTTTGAATAGATAAGGCATTGATAAAGCATAAAAATCTGTAGCGTCATAATCGCCTAGTATATCAGAAAACAGTTGGCTACATTGTACTCTACCTTCTTTCAATTCTAAGAAAGGATCACAAATTAAACCGTCAAGATACTTGTTTTGGTAGTCTGTAAGTGTAAGAATCTCTATCTCATACTTGTTATTTGTAAGTGTATCTAGATGTTTCTGAAAATCTTCAGCAGTTCTAATGAAAAGTTCTGCTGGTTCATGAAACAATAACCATTTAATTTTTTGTCTTGCCATTGCTGTTCTCCTATAATGCTTTATTTATGCTATTTTTTCTGTATTATTACCAATTATGGTATCTTCTAATTCTTTGTTGTTATACAGGTTAAAATACCATAGTTTATGCCCTATTTCAGTTAACATTTTATCTCTTATTTCGTCTTTTTCAGAGAACAAAAAGTTGTAACTAGCAACGTTCCAAAAATCACTTTTGGATCTAAACAAATTTGCCACTATTTTCCAATCATATGTATTGTCCTTAGGCAGTAGTTCTTGCATCGCCCTTTTATTTTTTGTAAGATGTGTCCAATGATTATCTTGTGGTTGTTCCCAAAATCCTATCTCACTGTTGTTTAATAGTTGTTGGAATGTCCAATTTTTTAGCAAATAATCAAGGCTTTGTGATTTGTTTTTCTGTTTTTGCAGTGCTTCTATGTATTTTTTAGAAGTAGTAGACATTGTTGTAATTTTTGGGAAGAAAGAATGCACAGTTGGATGAAAAAATTTATCACCTCTACTATCTAATATTATAATTTCATCTAATTGTTGTAAATTTAATAATGATTCAACATATTGGAAATATTTTAATGTAGGTTTTGCTAACATTCTAACGTTAGGGCAAACAAGTACCATTTTATTTTTAATGTAATCAGCAAAGTTACCGTGTGACAGTTGCATACCATCATAAATTTCAACATCAAAATTAAACATATGAAATATTTAAGTTGCGGAAGTACCGCCACAAAAAAAGGCGACATAAAGCCGCCTTTTTTCGAAAATTGGTAAGCCTTGGCTTACTTGAATTTTAAGTTTCCTGAAGTTACTGCTACTAATCCAACGTAGTCTGCCGCGTTACCTAGTGAAGATGCAGTGTTTGTTAATTCAACATAACCGTATCTTGTTAGGAAACCAACAACTGGTTCGAAAGTTGCAGGATCAAGAACAACGCCACTTGACATTAAAGGTATGTAAGGACAGTAGAACGCCGGAGCGTCTGCCTCACTTGAACCTTTGTAACCAACTAGGATTGAAGTACCGTCAGCCGCGTATGCGTCTACGTATACTCTCATTGAAGCATTTAACGTACCAACAAATTTTGTGTTAGTAGGTGCTTCAAATGTACCTTCAGTTGATCTTGCAAATGCTGAAGTTGTTGCTGATTGAAGAATAGTTAAAGCAGTTGGAGATACTACCGCGTAGTTTCCAGCGCCTCTTCTAGTTCTTGTAGCGATTTGGTTTGCTACTCTGTTGATTAACACAGCCAAAGCCGCGTGTTCGTCACCAACGAAAGTTGCAGTACCAGATACAGCCGCTTGGTCAAAAGTTTCAGCGGCAGAGCCAGCCAAAGTTCTTAATGAACCAATGATTTCTTGGTCAATCTCAGCAGTAATCTCTTGAGCCAAAGCCGCCATGATTTCTGCTTCTACGTCTATACCTTGTTGTGCTTGAGCATCTTGAGCCGCTTCAAAAGTCCATCTTGCAGATAGTTTTCTTGATTTCGCCTCAACTGGTTGTTTCAAGATTTGAATTGATAATCTCTTACCAGGTGTACCTTCTAAAGATGCTGTAGAAGCCGCTTTAGGAGTTGTGTTGTTCTGGTTACCAGCGTATGCTTTCGCTATTTTGAACGGAGATAATGCTTCTTCACCAGCAGTTGTGTTCGAACTTACTGTGTCTGCATATCTTATTCTTAGTGTGTGGATCTGTCCAACCGGACCAGTCATTGGTTGTACACCAACGATCTCGTTCGCTATAACAGTAGGCATAACCCTACGTATTACTGGAAGAATCACTCTGTTTAGAGTAGCAACGTTACCTGCCGATGTAGCACCTGCAGTTGCTTGTTCTGACAAATATTTCTTAGTGTTTTCTAAGATAACATCCATCGTCTTTTTCTTGTTGCCGTCTAAACCTTCAGTTAGAGCCTGTTTAGTTTCGCTCCATTTAGATTCAAATAGTTCTGACATTTGATCTTTTCCCCTTAGTTTATTGTTATATACCCGCCAACTTACGGATATTTGTTAATTCAGCATCTTCTCTTACGGCTCTGTCACCTTTTGCTTCACTAATAACTTGTTTAGTTGATGCAACTGGTTTCTCAGCCATAACGTGAGGTAGATACTTGTCGAATGAAGCCTGTAACTTGTCAGTTTGCACTGACTCTAATAGTTGAGCCATAACTTCACCCTTTGTTTTGCCCAATGGTTTGAGCATCTCAGCCATCTTTTCCTTGCGTTCCATCAAATCCGATTGTCTTTTGGCTTCCGCCTCTTTGGATTCAATCACCGCTTTTTTCTCTTCGACAGCCTTCTCAGCGTCTTTTAACTTCAAAGTAGTTTCATCAACCACTTTCATTAACTTCGCAGTCTCAGATTTCTCATTTAAGTAAGAATTCTGGTACTCAGAAGCAAACGCCTCGAATATTTTCTTACCAAAGTTGACTTCTCTTGCCGCTGTAATGTCTTCCTTCAGAGATTTTAACTCTTCAGCAAGTTTTTTGTTAACAGCATTCTCTACAACTTTAGCAGATTTTGTTACGAAAGCCTCTTTCATCTTAGCCATTTGTTTTTTGGCTTCGGCTACTAGTTTAACTTTCGTCTCCACAACGCCTTTTTTGTCTTCATGGAATTCTTTAATTTCTTTTGCAAGAGCGTTTACTACAAACTCTTCCATTTTCTTAAAGTTCTCATGAACACCTTTACGGTCGCCATGTAGTTCTTTTAACTCTTCAGCCAATTTTTTCATTACAAATTCTTGTAATTTGGCAGAATGAGCGCCTACGTTTTCTTTGTAAGCAATTTTTTCTTGTGCAAGTGCTTTTCTATCTTCAACAAACTTTGTGATTTCCTCAGATAATTTCTCAGTCATCATTTTGTCTATTGCTTCGATCATGTTTGCTTTGTCGTGTTCGTATCTTTTAGCAAACTCTTCTCTCAGTTCCGCACCTACAGTTTCTTTATTTTCCTTGATTTTTGAATCCCAAGCCTCTTGAATGCTTTTTTGAACATCTTCTGAGATTGCTCCAGATTCAACAAGTTTTGATATTGCGTCTATCATGTTATTTTAGGTCCTTTATTATGTTGGTTAGTGCATCTTTTAGATACCTTTGTGCTTTTGCGTCATTTCTAACTTCAGCGGCCAGACCCTTTGCCATATGTCCACCTTTTGTATTCATAAGATGTTCATATATTGGCGTAGGATAAGCACCTGGTGCCGAAGGTTGGGCCACAACATCAACTGTGATGATCTCAAAGTCTGAAACTTCGCCGCTTCCGTATTCGTTAATGTTTCCACTACCTCTACTTGAAACGCCTAGTTTCACACCTGATTCCAACATAGTTTTGACAAGTTGACCCATCGGTGTTGGTAAAATTTTCATTTTACCATATCCATTTGGTCCGTCCATCCACATTTCAGTAATCATGTGAGATACACGGTCCAAATTAATTTTTAAATCGTCTGGATGATCTACTTCACCTAATACAGAGTAGCCTGAACTGATCTGGTCATTAAGTGTTTTAACTGCTTTGCCAATTTCGTTTACTGGGTAAACTCTTTGGTTAGCATTTTTAATTCCACCTTGAATACAGATACCTTTCATGTACAAATCTTTGTTATCTTGGCCTTCGTGTAAGATCTGTACTCTCGCCTGATCGTATGTTAGGTGCTCTCTAAGATAAAGTGACATCTAAACTCTCCTTGTTTCCAATTATTGACAATTACTTGCCAGAAATTGGAGATTTTGCAGATGCATCAGTACCATCTTTAGTGTCAGCCTTCGCCTCACCTGCTGGTAAGTGTTTTTCTTGGCCTGGACTATTAGCAAATTTCCCCATTGCTTCTGCTTTTGGTGCCGCTCTTCCTTTGTCTTCAGCGCCTGAACCAGTTTTTACTGGAGTTCCGCCCTGTTTAGCACCACCTGTTTTAACTGGAGATGATTTGTTATCTGCATGGTCTTTATTATCTGCTGATTTTTTGTCTACGTATTCTTTAACAGTTTCTTTAGTTTCTGCTTTTGATTCAATAGACATTTCAGGTTGAGTTTCCTGTGCTGGAACAACTGGTTCTAAAGATTCTTCTTCTTTGCCTTCTTCATCACCTTTGTCAGCCATCATTGCGTCAAATTCTGCTTTTAATTCGTCTAAAGCATCTTCTAAATCAACAACTCTGTCTTCAACATCTTTGTCTTCACCGTTTTCTTCGCCGTCAGCATCCATATCAGCCGCCATATCGTCAGCCGCTTTATCGCCTTCGCCTTCTTCGTCAGCAGAAATGTCTTTGATTAATTCATCAGTAGCGTCGCCACCAACTTCTTCAATTGACTCTTCTTCTGTTTTTTCAGACTCGTCTGTTTTTTCTTCTTCAGTAGATTCAGTTTCTTTAACTGCTTCGTCTTTAGTTTCTTCTTTAGCAACTTCTTCTACTTTTTCTTCTGTAGACTCTGCCGACGCTTCAGTTTCTTTAACTTCTTCTTTGCTGTCTTCTTTAGTTTCTTCTTTAGTTTCTTCTACTTTGTCTTCTTTGTCTTCTGCTTTCTCTTCCGCTAAACCTTCGTAGATATCTCTTGATTTTTCTACTACGATTTCATGGAAAAGTGCTTCTGCTTTGTCAGTTTCTTCGTTGATTAGTAATTCTAATAACGATTCAAATTTATTTGTCATTACACGTGCTCCTTTTATGCGATTTGTACTTATAAGCAGTATTATTTACTACAAATCGATAAAAACGGCGGTGTAATTGGTGTAAAAAGGCGTCTTTTATGAAGATTTTTTTTGTAGGTTGAATTTTGCTAGAAATTCTTCGATAGTAAGGTGTTTTAGATTTTCTCGCCAGTTAAGATCTTTAGGATTGAACCATCCTTTGGGGATTACACGATAGAATTGTACGTCACCAAAATCTGCCAAACATTTTTTAGTTTGGTTCATCCAATTACCATAAAAAGTTGCTTCATCTTTGCTCTTTTTGTAGTTACGAGTGTCTTTGAACATATTATTAAACTTGTATCTATTGTTGTTTGAGTCTTTTGGAAGTCCTTGATAGTCAAAACCCAGTATGTATATCTCTTTGTGTTTGCGATCACAAGCCATTCTTAAAGCAGTTGGACCACTGCTCCATCCCAAACTAGGTTGGAACCATTTGACATGATCCAGCACTTTTTGAGTTTTATTGTACTGAGCATTGAAGTTTGACCACACTTGATTCTCTATAGGATAGTTACTTTCAGCAATTTCTAACACCATTTTAGGGTCTACTGCTATTAAAAAGTCGGGTTTATCCTTTCTATAAACACCATTACAGGCAAATACTTTGCCATGCTGTTTAAGATCTTCAATTTCAATGCCTGATCGAGACTCTCCATTTCCGAGAACGAACGCAATCCCGTGATCAGTCCTATCTGGTTTTGCCATTATAACTCTAAATTATCTGTTTCGGCTGGCTGTCCATACATTTTCTGGACAAATACTGCTTCTTCCTTTTGTTGCTCATCGTGTTCTTCAGATGATAATCTCATAGAGTTGATATCTTTGAGTGTAAGTCGAGTTTTTCTAGTATCGTCTTTGTCTAAAATTGAAATATCTTGTTCTGGATCATACGTATTATCCTCTTTTGCACCTTCTGGTCCATATGTAAAGAATTCCATTAGTTTCATATTCGTATTTAACCTTATGTAGGTGTTCCTCCACCTGTGCCACCTGGTATAACTCCTCCACCACCTGGTGTTGTGCCTGGTGCTCCTGCTCCTGGTTGTCCCGGTTCTGGTGCTTCTGGTTCTGCTGTTGGCTCTTCAAATTGGTCTAAATCCGAAGTAATACCTGCTTTGGATACTCCACCTGATCTAAGTTGAGCATTTTTGCTTTGTTTTCTTTGAGGTACATTGTTTTCTTCTGCCCACTGATCAGCATTTTGAGCCATTTCTTCTTCAGTAAGTCCAAGATATCTTTTTAACGCAAATCTTTTAGAAATATAAGGCAAGTCTGCTACCTGTACAAATGATTGAATTCTAGTTTGATCCATTTCTGTCTGTCTATACTGTGCAAAGTTTTGTGGTGGATTAAGTTTTAGTTCAAACATACCATTGTCTATGTTGTAACCTTTGCTTTTTATCCACATTTTAAACTCTTCATCGAATGTTGGGTTCAACATTGATTGTAATCTTGCACAATATTTGTTAAATCTTAATTCTTGAATGTATGCAGTACCTACTCTACCGTCATTGTACTGTTGTTGTGAATCATCTGGTCCAGTTGGCAAATAAGAACTTGGTATTCTTAAACCTCTGAACAGTTTGTTTGTAAAGAATTTAAGGTCATCTATTTCACCCAAGTTAGTACCACCCGGTAGTGTATCAACTTTAGATCCTCTTCCTTCTGCTGTTTGCGGAAAGAAGTAATCTTCATTAATACTCATTGGATTATAAGTTGCATCAATATAGTTGACACCACCTGATGTGCTTGGAATTCTTCTTTGATTAATTTCGTTCTTGACTCTCTCAACGAATTGCATAGCCAAGTGTGTTGGCATATTACCTACGTCGATGTAAAATACTCTTCTTTCAGGTGCTCTTTGTACCCTGTAAATGATAATTGCGTCTTCTAATAATTCTTTTTGTTTGTAAACTTTGAAAACTTGTTCTAATACTGACTGTCCAAACGGAAATAAGTTATCTAAACCATCTGACATTGACATATGTACAACGTGTTCTGCATTTATGTTGTACGCATTCATTGTTCTGTAGAATCTACCACCCGATGTTCCAGCAAATCCTGACATATTGGCAGTTGCACCTGCGTTTGCATAACTTTGACCGTATGCCGCAGTACCACCACCTGTTGTTCCACCACCACCATATGTTTGATTGGGTGTAATTTGTGTTGCACTTAATCTTTGTAGGTTTGGATTGATATCTCTTACAACATATTGTTCAGGTTTTTTACCTTCTGATTCGTTAACAACTATTCTGTCAACTTTTGCGTTGTCAATGTACAACCATTTGTACGTTTCTGGATCTCTTACAAAGAAACAGTCTCCATATTTCAATGCATTTCTAAATATTCTAAAAATTCTTTTAGTAAGTTTGTTTGCTTTTGTCCATTGTTGAAGTGCTTTCTTTAAAAGTTTAACTTCGTGTTCTGTAGTTTCGTCTTTGAACACAATATCAAATGGAGTTTCGTTTTCTTTGTTTTGTTGTGTTGAAAATTCTGCAAGTATATCTAATGCCGCATTGATTTCTGAATCAGAATCCATTTGGTCATATTGAAAATATCTCTGTATTCTATTTGGATGTCCTGTGTAAACATCAGGCAAATAAGATGAGTAATTTCTCTTCGCAAAATTAGGTACTTTTTCTCCTGAAATTGGAGAAAGATTAGCGTCTTTAAAATATTTTTTCCAAGCCATACTTTATTATACTAGAGAACTACCTACATTTGCAAGATTATTTTTTGTGTCTTTGGTATTTTTCTCCGTCATTGCCCCTATCGTTATTAATTTATTTAAGTGATTTGCCACCTTTTGGTTAGATTCGTTTAACTTGACTAACTCTGCTAGACTGCTTGTATGCACAGTTTGATCTTCTGCAACAGCAGTGGCTCCTGTACCAGTGGTTGTTGCTGTTGCTTTGTTTTTTAACTGTGTTAAAATAGTTAAAGCAGTACCAAACAAACTGTCTTTTGGTACAACTGCTTCTTCTCCGTGTAACATTGCCGGAGTTCCTGTGCCAAAATTTTGGAATCCGTCTGTTCCATCTTTAAATTGAAAATTTTTATAACGTTTAATTTGAGCATTTATCCAATCGTCATGCTCAGGTGTACCTACTGGTGGTATTTCATGATAACCATAACTTTTGGCTTGTTCCTTGTAAGAATTGAAGTTACTGGAAGTTGAAGTTCCTGTTTCTGTGTTGTCTTTTTTGAAAAAGCCAGATTTAGAAACCCCGTCTATCCATGCATTTAATTTTGGTAAGGTTTCTTCTTGAAGTTTCCTCATACCTGTTTCTAATCCGCCCACTACGTCTAGCAACTTAGGCCCATCTTCGTATATAAAAGGTTTTAAAATTTTAAATCTTAAATCTTCAAACTCAGTTTTTAATAAATCTGTTGTATCTCTTAATGACACTAAGGTCTCAATGTTGTCGCCTCGTGCAGTCATTTCTTTGTCTAAGTCTTCCGGATCAACTGCCGCTCCAATTGCCGCCACAACTGCGTTCAACGCCTCGGTAAATCCGCCACCGGCAAGTGCGGCATCACCAAACGCCTCGGCGTTCTGCATCACATTACCTGATATGGTTTTGATGCTGTTCTGGAATGCAACTAGGTCTCCGGTATTCTGGAACTGTTTGATAGCCTCATTGAACGCACCGCCTGACATCGCTGTAAGTTCTCTGCTGGTGTCACTTATAGGTGCACCCAGTCCTATCACTTCTTTGGCCAGTTGTTGTAATGGTCCGGGTAACTGACTAATCCCTAGTGATAATGTTTTAGCATCACCGGCCGCCATCTTGGATAACTGTGACTGGAATACGCCATCTGCCGCCATGGCCATGTTTTGGTTGTTTAATTCTTCAACACTTTGCCCTGTAAGTTTACTCAGTGTTACTAAATTTTTTGTGTATTCTCTTGTGCCATCCAACAATTGAGCCTGTGTAAATCTTGTTGTGTTACCTCTTGCTCTTTCTAATTCTAAAAAGGTTGTTAGATAACCAGAGGTATCCTCAAGTGTCAAACCAAATTTTGCAAATTCGTTTTGTGTTATATCTCTGAGACTTCTTGTAAGACCTGCAATTTGAGGCACACCCTGGTCCACCGAGCCAAACAGTTTTGCTAACATACCAGTATTAGAACCTATTAGATCGGTAAATTTTGCCAACGGCATTCCGGCGTCATATGATGCCTTTCTTAACATCACAATTGACGAACCAAACGATGCTCCTGATTTTGCTAGTTGCATAAACACTTCGGTGTTTGCATCAACTTCTCTTCCCAACTCATTTATTAGTTTTCCAGCAACTGGTATATCTTCCATCCCTTCAAGTAAAGATTCAAGGTTACTAATGTCTTTTGTAACATCTGATAAAGATATTGCTGTTTTGATCATTGCCGTACCAACGGCTACCACTGCATCTTTTAAAAAGCCTAAGGCACCTGACACTATTCCTAATGGTGTTGCCTTTAATGCCATTCCAAAGTTTTTTACATCTTTTTTACCGGCTTCTAGTGCATCACTAAATTCGTGTAGAGTACCCTCACCTGCTTTTACTTTTTTCTCGTAATCAGTGTAAGTTCTATTCAGTACTTTTTGAAGGTTAACAAAAATCTTTTTAGATCTTGATTCTTTTAAAAGAGTCTTACTGGAACTGCTCATTGTCTTAGACAATGCCGCAACTTCCTTACGCAATTTCTCCAGTTCTTCTGTTGTATCTTCTGCCATACGGGTTTATTTCACCTATTAATATACGCATATAAATATTGACATATATACGCAATTAATGTATATTTATAGAATAAAAAATGACTGAAAATATCAACCCGTTACAAAAGTATTATAGACAACCAGCAATCTATATCAAACTGCCTTCTGAGGGCAGGTACTACGATAAAAACGTTTTTACACCGTCAGAAACAGGCGAAATACCAATATTGCCAATGACTGCAAAGGACGAACTGACATTTAAAACTCCTGATGCTATGATAAACGGTCAAGCCACAGTGGACGTGATTAAATCATGTGTGCCAAACTTGCTGGATCCGTGGAAAATGGTGAACTATGACACTGACACAATTTTGTTAGCAATAAGAATTGCCACATATGGTGAAACAATGAATATTAAATTCGGCGTTCCAGTAACAGGTACTCAACAAGAACACACAGTCAACTTGTCTGCTATTCTAGAACAACTAGGAAAAGTCAAAATACAAGATTACGCAACAACATCCAAAGGATTTAAAATAAAAATTAATCCGTTGACATACGATTCTCTAACAAAAATTCAAATAGCAAGATTTGAACAGCAAAAAATATACGGTACAATTAATTCCAGCACATTAACAGAAGAACAAAAACAAACAGCCTTTGCAAAAAGTTTTGAAACACTGAACACAGTTAATTTTAGTTTGTTGTTGGACTCAATTGGCGAAGTTACAACGCCTGATGGAATCACAGTTACTAACAGAGAACAAATTATTGAATTTTGTAACAAAGCAGATTCAAAAACAATAAAAGAAATTGAAGCAAAACTTTCGGAGTTGAGAGTACAAGCACAAACTCCACCACAGAAACTTAAAGCAACAGATGAGCAAATAAAGGCAGGTGTCCCGGCAACTTATGAAGTACCAATGACATTTGACAACTCAAATTTTTTCGGATAACATTACTGACAAAGTCGGATTCTGACATAGTGACCTACCTAAAGGATTTCGATAGTCAAGCAAAAAATATTAAATTAGAAATTCTAAAAGTGTGTTGGTTTATGAGAGGCGGTGTTACATGGCAAGAAGCATTGAATTTATCGCCTGAAGAACGTGAAATAGTGGCTGGATTGGTAAAGGAAAACATGGCTACTACCAAAAAAACAGGTCAACCTTTCTTCTAAATCATTATATAATACTTTAATGGCAACTAAAAATCCGGATAATTACAGAACATTATGTCTGAACGAGATCTAGTTAAAGAACTCAAAACCCAAATCGCTGACCTGACTGTAGACAGAGACGAGGCACTAGCGAAAGTCAAAACCAAAGAGGCGAGACTTAAACAAGTTATGATCAAATTAGAACACGCCACGGGCGATGTACAGAATGTGGGTCATAGAGTTGCGGAAAGAGACAAAGAAATTGCCACACTAAAAGCCAAACTCGAAACCAAAGACAAGTTGTTACAAGATGCGTTAAAAAAAATTAAGGGCATATATGAAGACTCGACAGAAAAAGAAGAAGATCAAAAAGAAATCTCAGAAGACGAAGAGTAAGAACACTCAACCATTATCACCTGAAACTATCGGCAAACTACTTGCACAGTTAGGACCAATCAAAACCAACTAACAAAGATGGTTTACAACCATCTGAAACTCGCTTACGCTCGTTTCTTTTTTTAACTTAACGCAGTATAAAAAAACTTGAACGCAATTTGCGTCCTATGTGGCAGATGAGCAGTCACAATACGGCTATTTCTAGCCGTACTGACTTTAACCCATGTGGCGAGTTCGCAGTCACCATACATCGTTACCAAATTGGCCGGGCGGTTGTGCTGTACCCGTTAACTCATACTTCCAACGCGAGCCTACTATGCCTTTGTATGATAATTCATAATAGACTTGAGGTTGCTTTTTCTCAGAGCCTCTTCATTTTTGCTGTTTGCATCAAGGGATTCACCTGTCGCTTGTTAGCCGCATTTCCCTGCTCACTGGTCGAGATGCTATGTTTGCCTGATTGAAATTGTGATGTGCCTATCGCATATGTTTATATGAGTTTTCTTTTAAGGTCAATCTTTTTGGCTTTAAATATGATTATGAATTGGCAGTACCAAGGAAAAGACATTATAGAATTACCAAATGATTGTGTAGGATTTGTTTATCAAATAACAAATACAACCAATGGTAGGATGTATATTGGCAAAAAATTAGCAAGATTTAGAAAGTCACGTAGACCTTTAAAGGGCAGAGTTAACAAACGTAGGTACACTGTGTCCAGTGATTGGCAACATTACTATGGTTCGAGTGATGCTTTAAATGAGGACATTGAAAAATTTGGTAAAGATAATTTTAAAAGAGAAATACTTTTCTACTGCAAATCAAAAGCAGAACTATCATACATTGAAGCCAGAGAACAGTTTGCACGTAAAGTTTTAGAAACTGATGATTATTATAATGGTCATATTCGTGTGCGAATACACGGTTCTGGAATTCTCAGAGAAAAATCTACAAAGGGTATTTTAAAATAGAAAAACCCCCGACTAGTAAAAGCCGAGGGTTTATTTGAATTAATTCAAGTAAAATTCTTTACGCCGCCTTAGCCGCGTTTTTCGCCTCTTGAATTTCTTTTCTTCTTGCTTTGATCAATTTAGAAAGATTCGCTAATGCTTTTCTGGCTCTTGTTGCAGATGCCTTAACACCCTTCTCTGTGAACTTGCCGTTCTCTTCAGAGTAGTTTTGAATCTCTGTCATGATCTGTTCATGTGTTTGTGACATATCTTTTTGTCCTTCCTATGTTCGTACGATATAATTAATTAACATATGTTTAATTTAAGCACACAAGAAGTGGTTTTGTCAATAGAAAATTCGCCTTTGGTAAATTTAGAAGGATTAGTTTACCAAGAATATGATAATTTTTTTGGTAATAACTTTAATTTAGACGTTAGCAAGAAAGAAAATTTTGAAAAATTAGAAAATCAAACACATTTGAATCGTGTAAAATTGTCTGATAATGATATTGATTTAAAAAAAATTAAAATACTTTTTATGAATACGCAAATTACCAAAGCATTAGAAAAAAAGTTTAATACAAATTTAAAATTTGAATCAGTTGATGTTTGGATTGATGGTAAGGGTTACAAATTAACACCACACGTTGATGACTCTAGAATTAAGTTACATTTACAAGTGTATCTTAGCAACGATAACAAAGGCACAACATTATATGACAAGACAAGAAAAGAATTATATACGTTTCCGTTCAAAGCAAATTTTGGATATGCTTTGCTTAATAATGAACATAGTTATCATGGAGTCGAGGAAATTATAAAAGACGGGAGAACAAGTTTATATGTCAGATTCAGTTAGCAAAACATTATATCCAATTGAAGACAAATATCTTTTGAAAATAAAAAATGATTTTTTTGCAACTAATCAAAAACAAGTGCAATCAAAAGACTTTATTTTACAAGCAAACGAATGGTTTCAAAGTACAAAATTAAACAACTTGTCTGGATGGGACAAATTTACTCATATGGATGTAATGTTAGGTTGTACGCATTTTATAGAGGCAACTTGTCTGCGATATGGGTGGAAAATACAGCACCTTCCAAACGAATATCTTTATTATACACTTAACGGAAAACGTCCAACACAAATAGATCAATTAAAAGAGAATGTACCTTTGATAATAAGTTTACCCATATGGCAATATTGCGATATACATCCAGAATGGGATAAAATTTTAAAGATCTGTGAAGAAAGAAATATTAATATTCATATAGACGGTGCTTGGTTCCAATCTGCTAGAAATATTGAATTTGATTTTGATCATCCAAACATACAAAGTTTTGGTATGAGTATTGGAAAAGGACTTGACTTACAATGGAATAGAATAGGATTAAGATGGAGTAGACAAAAATCAATTGATAGTATTACTCTTATGAACCAATGGGATCAAATGCATCACACAGCAATCACGTGTGGTTCTTTTATTATGAATAATGTTGAAAAAGATTATGCTTGGAACAAATATAGTGAAGCAAATGAAAAAATTGCTAAACAAAATTCTTTACAACAGACAAATAGTTGTCATGTATTAAAAGATAATAATAATAATTTATGGGGAATAGGAAAAATTATTTCTAAACAATAATTTCAACATCATTAGCATAGTTTGTAAATCCATTTTCTTTTACAACTTTTAGTACTGAATTTACTCTGCTTACCAATTCGTCTTTGTGAGATATTAAAAATATATTTTTTTGTTGTGTTCTGCTCATGTCTTTTAGCACCGCCATTGAACTTTCAACACCCGATATATCCATACCAGCATCTACAAGTTCATCAATAAACAACAAGTTGATCTGTTGATAAAGTGATTCCCATACATCTCTGAATGCCCAACTTAAACTTAATATCAATCTGTTTCTTTCGCCTCTGCTTAAATTATCAAAGTCTAGTTCTCTACCAAGTTCTTCAATACGCACAGTCAAGTCTGATTGGAAAACAACTGTGTGTGGCAGTTTCACTTTGCCTAAGAAAAATGCTAAACGTTGATTTAGATATGTTAAATTTTGTTCTATAATTCTAGTTCTAATAAAAGAATCTTTTGCTGTTAATAATTTGTATAAAAACTCTTGGTGTCTGTGTAAGTCTTCCATTTCGTTAACTTTAGTATAATCAATTTTTTGAATTGCTTTTTTAGTTAATTCTTCTATTTGTTCAGCATACGGGTCATTTTTCTTTTCAGTTTGTTCTAATTGACGTTGTAAATC